GCCCACATGGGCCAGTCCATGACTGCTGACGAGATGAACCTTGGGATGATCGCCCTGTGGCGATTAAACCTTGTTCAAATATTGTTACAATGCCATGACTCCATTTTGATCCAGTATCCAAGGGAGCAAGAAGATGAGATTATCCCAAGAGCCCTGGGTGCCCTCAAGGTCGAGATTGATCTTGAGGGAGGACGGCGCTTCAGTGTCCCACTCAATGTAACGGTGGGCTGGAATTGGGGAAAGCAGGACAGCGATAATCCCTATGGACTCGGGAAATGGCCAGACAGCCGGAATCCGCCGCCTAGGTAGCTGGATCGAGGCCTACGAAGAATACACGGAAATCCTGCCCTCGCCCCCGATTTATCGGCGCTGGGTAGCCATGTTCTATATCTCTGCCGCCATGGAACGCAAAGTTTGGGTGCGTACCATGGGCAGCGATTTATACCCAAATCTATACGTCCTCTTAGTCGGCCCTCCCGGCGTCGGAAAGGGCCAGGCCATTCATACCGGGGAAGAGATCTTGCGGGCCGTACCAGACCTACACGTTGGTCCAACTGACATGACCTCCGCATCCCTAATCGACGCCCTCAACGAGTCCGCGCGCCGCATAGTTCGCCTGGGCGATCCGCCCTACATCGAGTTCAACTCTCTAACCGTGATCTCCCGCGAGCTGGGCGTGCTAATTCCCTCGTGGGAAACCGCCCTTATGAACAATCTCACAGATATCTACGACGGTTTCATGGTAGATCAGAAACGGCGCGGGAAAGAACTCCACATTCAAATCAGGTGCCCCCAGATAAATCTGCTAGGGGCGTGTACGCCTTCGTACCTGAACGAAACTCTACCAGCTGGGGCTTGGGATCAGGGTTTCATCTCTCGTACAGTTATGGTGTATTCCGGGGATCGAGTCCAACGCGATCCGTTCGCCGAGGGCGGCATCTTTCAACGCCTCCACGACGATCTTCTCCACGATCTGAAAACCATAGCCAATGAATATGGCCAGATGAACTTCACCAAACCAGCAGCCCAAGCTATTCGAGCCTGGATCAATGGTGGATGCCAGCCCGAACCCAACCACTATAAACTGCGCTACTACAACACCAGACGTATAGCGCACCTATTGAAACTGTGCATTATCGCCAGTATGGATCGCTCAGGCGATAAGATCATAGGCATCGAACACTACAGTCAAGCTCTCAACTGGCTCATAGAGGCCGAAACCTACATGCCTGATATCTTCAAGTCAATGACGATGACCGGCGGTGACTCTGGAGCGATGGAAGAGACTTGGGCTTACGTCTGGACTCTCTTTAAGAAAGAGAACCGACCAATAGCCGAGCACCGAATAGTTCATTTTCTTCGGGAACGGGTGCCAGCGCACGCAATAATGAAGATTCTTGAAGTCATGGTGAAGTCTAAAATGCTCGAGATTCACATAGATCAGGGTACTTTTCAGGGATACAAGCCTGTTCCACGGCGGCAGCACGACACTACCACGTAACAGATACGGTCCCGATAAACAGTGGAACCGTGTCCGTGCTATCCTGAAGGATCAGAGTGGCATCATAGAGCTTCGGTACTAGTCGTTGCATCTGCCCGACCTCTGCACGCCATTGAATAATCCCCTGAGAAGGGATAGTGATCTGACCCCCGCTCTTGGTCAGGGTAAGTTCCGGGGACAACCCAGCTGGGTCTCTAAGCTCCAGCCTAATCTCAGTCACACTCGATAAATCATACAGTGTATCGTCATCTATAGATCGAATCTCAATGTTCTCGAGCCATGTCCCATGGAGACTTGCTGGCGGAAGCGAACCACTAATCACATTTCTCTCCTAGAGCTTGATGAACCACGTCACTAGAGTCGTCCGAGGCATATTGTTGAAGCCCTGACTACCACCCTTATCATCAGTGGTGAACGTATGAGTGTGATCCCCTGGTGCATCAGTCATAAAGCTAGCACCGAAAAGGTGAGCATGATCATTACTGACATAGCCCGTTTGGCCACTAACACTCACATTATGGGTGTGAGTCAGTGACGTGCTGGCACCATCAGTGACTCTAAGAATGTTAACATCAGATCCACCGGAAGGAAACGGACCTGTCGCAGTACCAGTGCCACTGGCAGAGAAAACTCTATCGTTGTAGGTATGGGTATGATCCAGACCTTCATTATTAGAACCTGACGTAAATGTATAGGGACCAAAATTATGAAAGTGATTAGAATTTTCAAACTCTGTTGTACCGCTGACACTCCCATGGTGGATATGATTACCAGCAGGACTTCCCGACCCACTATGACTATGAGTCGGCATCTCGTTCTCTTGAAGCTGCTTCAGGTTCGTACCAGTCACCGATCCAGCGACACCAGCTCCGCCTGTTTCAAAGCCTATCTGAATAAAGTGGCCTGATGAGCTACTTCCCATCTCGTCAATGCCACACAGTAAGGAACCCCGACAATCAGGCAGTGTAAGAGATTTACCAGCAGTAAAGTCTATCTCTGCCGTAGCCCCCAATCCACCGATAACTGTACAGATCTGATTGCCAGAGACACTGCTGACATTGTTCCACAGATAGACAAACAAGTCATGACAGTCTGCATTATTTCTTTCACCTGGAGTCGAAGCCGCATTCCCTATGGTCTTACCATTGCAGCGAACAAATCCAGCGCGAGTCCCATTAGTAATGAAATCTGCAACCACCATTCCAGTCGCCAAAGTAGAATTAGGTGGCAACGTCGTACTGATATCAACTGGATTAGGATTGGGTATCAGTGCCGTAAACGTAAGTTGTACATCCTGTGCAGTCGTAACTCTCACATTATAAGAAGTCACAGCTGGAAAAGTCGGATTAGGAAGGTACGGAACAAATACCGCTGGCCATCGACCATCAGCATCCGACAATAGAGGAATAGGATGAGCAGAGGCCTCGTTTCCGTCCTGAAAAACTCTCAGCGGAGTTGTAGTCCCTCCCTGATAAAAATAGGCCTTCGCGCCACGAGCGGGCAGATCGTCCCCGTATCGTTCGATAGTCCCCGACCTATTCCACAGCGTTCCCATTTACCCAACTCCTAATAGATCGTTCGACCAGGAGGAACCAACGACCGAAGTGACGGCGGCACCTGTCCCAGTGGAGGCACACCAGGTGTCACTGGAGGAACTGGAGGTGGTGGCACTACCGTCGGAACCGCAGGAAATCGCGGGCCTGCTGATGGAGGTCGCAGGCCTCCCGCCGGGAAACCGAGATACATCATTTCGCCTATTCTCCTGATACTACCGGGATCACCCAGCCTCGGAATGAGAAAATCAACTGCCTGACCCAAGACATCACTCGAGGGCGCTGCCGTTCGAGGCTGGCCAAGCTCAAGTCCCTTCCGCACCCTATCCACAATCTCCATAGGATCTATATCAGTACCAATGTTATTGTTCAGGTTTCTCGTGGCCAATTTGAAGGCCGAAATCGATGTTAGCGAGTGTTTATTAACCATCTCCTCAAAATTCCTGGCCCACCTTGCTAGCGAAGCGGCAGAGCCAGGATTGTTGAGTCCCTCCCTCACTTTGTCCTGATCCTTTATAAGATCAAGTGGCGAAGCCCCCAACCTATCACCAACGTCAGAAATACTCTGCAAAGCCGGAGGCAAGTGCTGTCCGGTAACCTCTGGTCCCTGCCTTGCCCGCTGCATTCGCTCCCCGATGTTCTGCTCGAGAGCTTTCATCCAGTCAGGTGGTGGAGCAGCGAGGTTCTCCTTTGCCTTGCCAAGAAGTTCTAGGGCAGGGCCTTGCTCGGCTACGTCAGGCGACGGAGCAGTAAGTCTCTTTGCCCCTTCAACAGTCGCCTGACTAGGAGCGAACTGCCCGGTCCAATCTGGCGCAGTAAGTCTCTCTTTTAATCTTCCTAAAAAATTAGGCCCTGGCGTTAGCTGTTCTACCCAACTCGGAAAGCCAGCCGCCGGTGCCTCTCCGGGCTTTGTAAGAGTTGCTCCGGGCGGCAAGTATCCTAACGGAGCTTCAGGTGCCGCCGTAGGCGCTGACGCTGGAGCCACTGGCGGAGCTGCTGCTGGCGCCCCGCCAACTGGGATCGTTTGTCCAGGTACTCCGGTTGGAACTCCAGGTGGCAACCTGGTCACAGATGGCGGCAATCCTGTAGGTAGCTGATTTGCCGTGGGCGCTCCAATTGCCGGAGGCAGCCTTGGCGTTCCGCCAGCTGCAACAATAGCTCGAGATGGATCAAGAAATCGTCGAGTCCCCGGATAGAACGGAGCGCCCTCGATCAACGACGGATCGAGTCCCCTATCCCTCAAATCCTGTATACGTTGCTCATCCTGAAGTGGATCATACGGATAGTACGGACCAAATCTATCCCTAAAAGTATCGACCATAGGATCTGGTATTGACCGCACAGCTTCTCGCTTTATGGGGCCGTAGGCCGATTGAAGTTCGTCAAATTCTCGTGCCATCACTTAAACTCCCTATACGTGCCATTCTGAATGACACCGATAGGCTTCCCGCTCTTTTGATCGTAGACAGTCGCCCCTTCGTCTCCACGGAAAAATGGAGTCTTGGCCGCTGGCGCTCCAGTTGGAGCGGGGGTTCCACCCTTGAGCGCCTCAAGATCCCCTGTGATCTTACGACCAAGCGGTGTAAGATTCCCACTGGCATCCTTAAAAATCTCAGTATTCTTCTCCAACCCAGAAATATACTTGCGAAGTTCAGATGGATTTTCGTTCCCCTTATTATCGATCATATACTGATTAACCTTGTCAGCAACATCGACAGTATGCTGAGCAATAGCCATGTTCATTTCTACTATGAGCCTGTTAGCTCCTGGCGTGACGTTAGCAGTACTACCAATTGCGTGGGTAAACTCTCTGTCAGGATTAGATATCTGAGTACCGAGATGCCCTCCAAGTCTCGCCAATGTTATGGAGTTCTGGATCGAGGTGGCTACTGCTCGGAGATCAGTTGAAATGTCGAGTGGATCTCTGCCAAATGGAATACCCAAATCTCTCAATTTATCCCTGGCAAAGGTAAGGAAACTCACACCACTATCATAAGGTTCGGAGCCCTTTCCAGAGCTATACCTCGGATCATTAATAATCAGTTGTAGCTGATCCATAAGGTTAAGGGCCTGTTGACTCTTATCGCCCTCTGCCGCTTTAGTGTCAGCTATCTTCCTTGCCTCGGAAGAAACCTCCTTTTGCGAAGCTATCCTCGCCTTGTAGGTATCAAAACTCTCGAATGGCAATCCCAATGCTTTATTCTGTCCTCTAGTGTAAAGATATGACGCGATTTCTGGGTTCTTTGGAGACAGAATACCATAAAGTCTCTGCAATTCACTTTGAACTGCATGCACAGCCGTGCTGGTTCTCGGTGAACCAGTTGCCAGAAGACGCTCTTGTCGAGCCTCTAGAGCTTTAATCTGATTATTGATCGCGTCTTCACTCACAGGACCAGACGGTGACGGAGGTAACGCTGGCGCTGCTGGTGCCGGAGGCACTGGTGGTCTAGCTTGCAGTGCCGGAGGATTGAACCAACTCGGTAGGCCCCCAGCTGGGGCGCCACCACCAGCCTGTGCCACTTGTAATTGCTGTTCTGGCGACATTCCCTGCTGCGCAGCCGCAATAACTTGATCGCTCGGCGAAAGTGCTGCCCCAGGTCCAGGTGTTGCCGGTGCCGCCGGAGGTACACCGATCATCGGATTAGGCCCAAAATCGTATGGTGCTGGCTTCGCCGCTGGGGCTGGGGCTGGTTGATCAGGCAAGGGATATTGAGGACCAGATATAACTGGCGTTTCCGGCGGCATTCTGCTTTTATTGATGGCTTCTGCTATAAGCCTTTGATCGAGAGATCTGGCAGCGATATCTCTTAACTCCTTAGCTCTTAGTTGAAACTGCATCGCGCCAGCGAGATCCCCATTCCCATACAGTCTCCTGGCTACAGCCTCCAGTCCCTCTGGCGTACCAAGATTCATTGTAGGGGCCAACTCTGACAACGTAGATTCGCGAGCCCTTTGGGCCTGAGTATTCTGATAGATAGCTGGTAGCCTGCCAAGCCAGTCAAATGTCACCGGCTGGAAACTTGCTCCGCCAGCCGAGACTCCCCCACCGCCGCCACCTCTCCCGAGAAGCAGCCTATCGAGCAGTTCTTCGTCTGTTGCTGCCATTAGAATAACCTTCCGAATATGTTAGAGCCGGTGGTGTACGGAACTCCCGTTCCGGTCAATGGCGCTCCAGCAGCCGCCGTCGGCCTCGCTCCTGCGGCCCAGGGTCCGAATCCTGCCGCACCTGCACCCATCGTAGCGAGTCCACCCAGCAAGTTCCAGAAGCTCCCGGCGCCAGCCTGTTGGGCAGCAGCCTCCTGCTGGAACGATTGAGTAGTTGGTGCTATTTCTGCTCCAGTGAAGCCGGTACGCAATCCAGCTAGCTGCGCTAGCAGATCTGATTCCTTCGGAAGAAACTGGCCATATGCTCCAGCCTCACCCACGCCAAGTCGAGAGGCGAGATCGGCAAGTGAAGTACCCTGTCCCTGATAGATCCCTGGGGCTTGTCGAGCGGCTGCGCCATAGAGATCTGCTAGTCGATTGCCAGTGCCAGTATAGATATTCGCCGCTCCCGTACCGCCCGTAAGGGCAGCATTCGCAAGCCCTGTCGCGGCCGATCCGTAGCCCTGAAGTGCCAGTGGACTGAAATACTGACCAGTCCCACTTACATTCGCGAGCCACTTCTGGAACTCTTGATTGGCGAGGCCCTGACCAAATTGTTGAGACTCCCGCAATACATTACCACTCGCTGGCATCCCCGCAGCGGCCGCTGCGCGACTAATTTGCTCCTGTCCCTGTTCAAGTGCAGTCTGATAACCAGGGCCCTTCTGAAATGCGGCCGTCGCTCTCGCAAATCCTTCTGGGCCGTTCAGGCCGAGAGCATCTGCCGTTGTAGCATTGGCCGAATTTGCTAACGCTGCATAGCGGTCTGCTGTGCCTGTGACGGGGGCGTAGCCAGCTCTAGCTTGGCTGACAGCATCGGCGAGAGATGTCAGTGCTGGAGTTTGTGCCCCTTGCAGAGCCCCCGCTCCGAGTCCTGTCCATCCCGCCAACGCTGCAAGCGCCTGCGGAGTAGCCCCGCTGATATCGGCTCTGGCTCGCTCAAATCCAGGAGATAGAGAGCCGAGGGCTCCTTGGAGACCCCTCTCAAGAAGAGTCTGGCCCTCCAGGCCAGTGCGAGCGAGGTTACCATATACATCGCTCTGGAAATTAGCAAGAGCGCCGCGTGTCAACTCCCCTGATTTCTTGAAGGGTTCGCCGGTAAAGACATCAAGGGGATTGAAGGCCATTGGATTACCCCATCAACCAGTTCGTACCATCGCTGTAGACTGGGACGGTCAGAGTCCCACCACCAGTAACTGCAGTACCAAACGTAGCTGCGACTGCATCACTTACATATGCTTTCGTGCCGACACTAACCTGCGTAGCAACTGGCAGGTTAGCCACGGGCACCGGAGGTCTCGCCACTCCCGATTGGATCGAGACATCCACCAACCATTGATACCACTCCCGCGTGAACTTATTCTGCTCATCTGTGACGAGCGAGAATGGATCGAGGGGGCCAAGTGTCATGAGAACCCCCGCTGCTGAATCGGATCAACCTGACCACCAAACAGCCCTACATGCACCGGGTCGGAGACCCTCAAGCGATACCGTATACCTCGGCCTCTAGTCAGTCCTGTATTCAGGACGTAGGGATGATACTTGCTTTCACCAACTCCCCCGATACGGCGAATCACTGGCTGGCTAAAGCTATAGCCTCCATCCTTAGACCACGAGATCTCTACCTTTGGATCGGCAGCAATCAACAAATCCCCAATCGCAGCAGTGATATTGAAGCTGGCTCTATTAACCACGATGCCCCTTGGAAACGCCGATACGATCCCACTCTCGACATGCCAGATCAGTGGGTCGAGGTTCTCAGCAAAGTACTCACCATCTATTCTATAAACATTGCCGTTGTACTGATCTCCAATCAACCACTGATCGAACATCCTTATACTCTTAATACCCCTCCAGCTATCCTTTCCATAAGATCTCCGCTCGTTCCACTCTCCAGTGGACGCATTAAACTCCCAGGTCCAATTATCTCTGGAACTCACAGCCCAAAAAGCATTCTTGCCATACATATAGACAAACGCCTCGATAAAGTCTCGCCCACCAGCTAGAACGGCCTTTTGAATATCTCGACTCACGTCATCAGTTGAAATCGGAACAGGGGTATACCCATTGAGCTTATAGACTACGAAATCATCCCCAACCCAGATAAGCTCATTTGCCCAACCAGTTTCCCAACCAGCAATAGCATGAGTTCCTACGATTCCCCTCGGGATCGTAACCTCCTTGGCAAATGGAAATGGAACAGTTCCCACGTTCCTGTATACTCCAGTCCATTTATCCCCAAACACATAGAGGCGCCCTGCATAACGAACCACTCTCCGCGCAAACAATCCCTGCTCGATAGCAAACGACAACGCAGACACATTTGTTGTATTAAGTCCAGAGGCATAAACAAAACCACTCCCAAATGACCAAACAAAGTAACCATCGAAATCGCATACGCTCGTCGGCGATCCCGGCAGATCTGGGTCAGCAAACGAAGTTGGGGGCGCGTCTGGAAACAAGTTAAAACAACCACTTTCTGTAACGACTACGTTCTGTCTGGGAGTCGCGTTATTGCGAGCCACTGTCACAGGCGCAGTACCAACCAACGCCCCAAGATCAGTGACGAAATAGCTCCCATTAAACTTGAGAACTCTATCGTTAGTTATCCAAATCACTTCAGTCCCGGTGTCAAGAAATCCCCTGGTATGAACCGGAGATCCAACTGACGAAAGCGACTCGAGAGCTTTGTTAAGTCCGGGGCTACGCCGAATAATGGTGGCTGCTGGCGCTCCCGTCAAAGTCTTCTCCACAAACGCATTAATCAGTCTTCCAGAGGACTCTTGGAGTCTGGTCCCTGGCGCAGATGACGTTGGAAACACAATATCAGGCATCAGAAGTATTCCGCTTCTTGCACATTATATGTGGGACCACTCGATGTTAGGCGGCGCAACTGCGCCTCGTAATACTGTTTGATTTGGGGATCGTAGCCCTTTCCTGCTACAGGGGCACAAATATTGGCCAATAGACCTGCGATAGCATCGAACCACTCACTCGGTATCTCTTTGTCATTGACCACCTCACAAATCCCATCCGCAGCGAGTTGCATTAGGAGTGGATCTATGTTGGTATCTATCTTATCGGCGTAGTCCGGCTCGAGCGATTGACCTGTATCAACAATGTTGAGTTTGTCAGCCGCTTCTTGGATCAGATCGTGCCGAGACTTGAAGATCTTCATATCGTCGTCACCTCGAGGGTTAGAGATACTTCAGTTATCGTCAACACAGTATTCACCTTAAACCGCAGAACGTCACCTTGAGTCAGTGACGTGCCCCACCCTGCCAACGTAGAATCCTGCGATTTATTGGAACTGTTGATCGTTGGAGGATTACTGCCACAAATGCTCAAGGTCGGCGGATAAGCAGAGTAAACTCCTTTGAAGATATCTATCTGCACATTCCCAACCACATCTGCTAGCATAGTCACTCGATTTATTATACAGGATAACGGCACAATTATGTCTCGACTAAACCCAGTACTCAGTGTTGGCCCCATCTGTACGCTAACAGATCGAGCCCTCTGATTAGGCGAGAGTCCGATACCACCAGCACCAGTGAACAATAGACCATTACTCACAGTCAGAGTCGTCGGACTTCCCGTCCCAACATCTCGGCCAATTAGAGTATTGGCTGGGATCGGTGCCAGCGCAGTCAACGGAATGTTACTGACCGTGGCGGAAGTCTCGAAGATGTAGGTTCCACCGCTCTTGGTAATAGTCATTCCATTCCCGGCGAGTACCTGTGCCGGAAATCGGGGAAGTAGCCGAGCCCGAAGGCTCGGCTGTGTCGAAGAGGCTATTGCCATAGCAACCTCAAATCCTTCGAACAGGTTTAGTGGCAGAGGGCTGATTGGGTCTCACAGGTTCCCCTGGTTTAGGAACAGGAGCTTGCGCACCTTGTTCCGACGGAGCCCGCCATGTCGCGGACTCCCTGTCCGGTGGGATTTCTTCATATCCCTCGACTTCGAAGTTTGGGTTAGCTCGAGCTTTCGCCAGAAGATCAGGGTCCGTGATCTCGACCGCTTCGCCGGGCTTGAAAGTTGCTCTGAAAGCCTCGACTTTCTCGGGTTCAGGGGCACCCTCTTCTCCCTTGTAGGTTACCTTAGCCATTCCATCCTCCTATACCAACGGCTTTACGAACTGTACCACGGCGATCACATCGCCTGCGGTAGCGCCGCCGCCGATCTGGACATAAATGTCAGTATCGGCAGTAAACGGCATCGCGAGTGTTGCAAGCGGTACAGTGTTTACCGAACCGGCAGCCACGGCGATGCCCGTGGCCACTTCGACGCCACCAGAAGTTATGCCTACACCAAGTGTTGGCGTGCCGCCGGTGATAGCTGTAACCACTCTCGTAGTTACGCCCAGAAGAAGCGATCCCGCTGGAACAGTACCGATCTTCTGGTTAACCGTTGTACCTGCTGCCAGGGCGAGCACTCGTCCGGCAACGTACTGCGTCATTTCATAGCCCTGCTCGCGGGCTGGAGTTTTAACGAAAAGAGAAGTAACCATTTCACCCTCCTTAGTCAGATGCCGAAGCGAAGAACCCCGTCACCACGCCCCACTGTTTTAGGATCGTGCTAGTGTTGGGATGCTTCTTGAACATCTTGGCGATACCATAGGCCATCTCGATACCCGTACCAGTGATGAACCCATAGTCATCTTCTTTGCGGAATGTGGGACGGGCCATCTGACCCCACCCAACTACCGCAGCCTGTTGGCCAAGCAGGAACACTGGCTCAACACGAGCCGAGGATGCACCGGCCGTGAGTAGATTGGTCCACGCATTAGTGACGAACCGAGAGATCTGCGGGACCATCCGCACTATACAGCCGTCATACATCTGATCCCCATCTTGGAAGATTGGGTTCCGAAGCCCAGGTGCTTCGCGAGGACGAGCGTCCTTGTTGATGCCCTCCAGAGAGATCTTCAGATCTCTGAACGTGTTCGTGCCAGCACACACGATGAAATGCTCGTACCCGTCATCAGTAGTGTATGGACGGATATTCGGATCTGCATTCATCGCGATACGCTTCATCAACGACAGGTTAGTGGCGGTAAACTTGTCGTTGGCAGTATCCACGTTTAACAGAGACGCTGCGTGATCGCCAGCTGCCGCCGGGGTCGTAACCACTATGTTGGCAGTCGAGTTGCCAAACAAAATCCGGTCCCGATTGTCCGATTGCCACTGGCTCCGTTGGAGTGCCGTTGCCAAATCATACTGGATGCCATTCACCCGCGTTCCAGAGGAACTCGCTGGCAATGTTTCAGTTGGCAACGCCATCAACGCCGCGATGATTTCGTCCCGCTGAAGCTCTTTGCCCCAATCACTCAGGAGAGGCTTCGCCAGTCCGAAGATATCCGCGGAGGCCTTCTGTGACTCAGCCTTATTGGTGACAACAGCGTTGCGCGCCCATTGCATCCGTAGGCGCATTCCATAGTTGTCGATCTTCTCTTCGTTGCCGACCAGCGTCGTCTCGGCAACACCAGCCCCCTGAAGACGGGTTACAAGGGGGATATTCATGTCCTCGCCACCCGCCTTCAACTCATTTCTGAGGCGGATGACAGCGGTTAAGCCCTCGCCCATATACGGCGAGAACATGTTCTCCATGACATATTCGCGATTTATGTCCTTGGTGAACTGGATTAGCTTATTGTTATTCTCGATAACGGTGACAGCCATGGCGGCAAGTCCCTATACTGGGTATGG